TTCTTCCAATGGATGTTCCTTTTACTATTGGCTCATGTACAGCTTTATCCATTTTAAATTTTCTAGCCATTATCTTGCTGTTCCTGGGTCTCCATTAGATGCTACTAAAGATTCTCTTGCCCAAGCCATATATAAATAATCACTATCTTGGTTCATATAACTTCCATTATTATTTAATTTAAAACCATTTGATAAAAAGTCAGTTGGATTAGATGCTTGGTTAGATTCTACTTCAGATACATTAGAATATACCCATTTATCATTTGGGTTAAATCCTTGTGCTGCTGACCTTTTATTATCTAACATTACCCAATTATAACCATTAGCTCCATATCTTTTAACTATAACAAGAGCAGGTTCAAAACCAGTATTTATAAATGGACCATTTGTAGAATTATTTCCTGAATAAACACCACTTTTAAAAAATCCTTTTGTATTAGCAAAACAATAAGCAACATAATCTTTATCTGTAAATGATGTACCAATACTAAAAACAGAACTTGTAGGTGCTGTTGATTGAAAAACACTAGCAGACTGTGATTTACCATCTGTTGTATTTAAATTAATATATGCTGTGCTATCTGTATCAAACATACCTTTATGAAATACAAACCAATTTGCTGATGTTCCTGTTAATTTTTTAATCAACATTACATCAGGTGCAACACCTAGTCCATGTCCAACTGTTCCATTTGCATCTGTTCCTGTAAAAGTAACAATAGACATTTTAGCACTGGTATTTGCAGATACTGTTGAATTTATAGAACCATCTGTATTAGCTGAACCTGAACCATTCATTTTCCAGTTCCAAGCTACATAAGTATTAGGAGAAGAACTTCTGTTTACATAATTGTTTGTATCAGCACCTAATGTAAAACCATCACTATCAAAACTTGTTAATGTATTAGCTACTGTGTTTTCTCCACCGTTTCCTGTAGATTCAATAAGTTTTGTTACTCCTCTTACAGCATCAAACATAGGAGAGGCATAAGTTCCACCTCTGTTATAAATCCATGTCCAATCAGGTTGAAATCCCATACCAGTAATAGCTAGAGAACTTCCTGTTCCTGTATATAGTTTAGTATTAAAATTATCTTTTGGTTGAAATGATATGTAAGCCATTATCCAAACTCCTTTATGTTTTTAGTATTCATTGCATAATATCCTGATGGTACTGCATATTCAAATATTCCTTGACCATTAGCGTCTGCATTAGCTGAAGCTACAGCAGTTGTGCCAAAATAGCCTCCACCAAAGTTAAGTTCTATTTTTCTTGTATTACCAGCACCGCCTGTTTCTACTCCAATAAAATAATCAACACCAGTACCAAGATAAGTTGCTAAATTTAAAGCACCAGTTCCTGTTGAACCTGAAGTTGGGTCTGATGAATTTTGCCATGTGCCATTAACTCCAAAATATAAAAAATTGTTATCTGCATCAAGAGCTACTTGTATAATATCATTAACTGCCATGTCTGTATAAGTTCCTGAAATTACACCTCCACCTCTATAAACATCTGAGTAAGCATATATTAAAGCATCATTAGAACTAGATAAATAATCTGAGCCTTTATTCATGTAAGGATTTTTTTCACTAATAACACCAATACCATTGTAGTTATTTCCAGTAATAATTTTTGCTTCTGCATACCATTTTCCTGATTGTACTGCAAAATTACTAAAAGCATTGTCAGGTGCAGTTGCTCCACTTCCTTCATGTGATAGACCACCATTACCTATTGTTCCTCTTCTTCCACCTAAGAAAGTTAATGTGTTATAAACATTTGTTGGTGAGTCTATATTTTGAGTTAATGTACCTGCTCCAACACTCCAGTTATTAGAATTACCTGAACTATCTAAACCCATATTTCCACTATTTTCAAATTTTAAAAAGAAACCATTTGTACCATAAGTTACTGATGGATTAGTTTTTGGAACCCAAACTCCTGATGTTGAATCAGTTTCTCCAAATGTAGAAGCTGCATAAGCTGTTCCATCTGTAAAATGAAAGTGTGCCATATCTCCTGCCCAAAGACCTGATGGTGAAGAATAATAATTTCTACCTATATTATGTTGAACAGTATTATTTACTATTATATCATCATTTTGTGATGGATAATTTTCAGCAGAATAACCATTGTTTGCTGAAAGTATTTGTTCACCATTAATATAACTTTTTACCCTATCAGCAGCAGTAGCTTGTGTTGTGTCAACAGCAACTACCAAATGATACCATCCATTTACATCTGTAAATTTTCTAGTAGTTTGTATATCAGAACTCCATCTTCCTACTTTTAAATGATTATCACTTTGAAATGTTATATTAAAATGCCCTGCTGTACTATCAGCATTCCAAGCACTAAAGACTCCTCTTTCAGCATTGTTTAAAGTTTTTTTAAGCCAAACACTTACAGTAAAAGTTTTTCTGTTTCCTGAACTTGATGGTGTTCTTGATAAATAAGTTGATGCCATAATATATTCCTAGTTAAACTGTCCTGAGTTATTAATTCCTACTGATATTGTTATACTGAAAGCTCTGTCTGCCGTTTGAGCTTCAGCGTCTGTTGCCCTGATTGTAAAATTATAAGTAGTCTCAGCAGTTGCTCCTGATTCTGTTCCACTTATTACACCTGTTGAAGTATCTAAAGACACACCACCAGGTAATGCACCTGATTGTATTGCAAAAGATGTAGCACCAGTTGCAGCTACTGTATAAGATACTGCACTTCCTGCTGCGTTACTTCCTAATGAACCAGCACTTGTTGTCCATGCTGGAGCATCTGAAACTGTTAATAATGCAGTTGAACTTCTTACAGCATTTCCATCAGGATTTTCAATTCTTAAAAAATATGTTCCGTCTGTTGAAATTGTAAAAGCAGCACTAATACTTGTTGCACTATTAAATGTAACTGTGTCTGCTTGTACTATTGCACCATTTGTTGCAACGGCTTCTACGTTAGCACCATTAACAAAATTAGTTCCTGTTATTGTTATTGATGTTTGTGTATTTTCTATAACAGTTGGGCTAATACTTGAGATAGTTGGTTTAGTTTCTCCAATAGTTACTGAACCTCCAAGAGCTACTGCCGAACCGTTTATCGTTATTGATTCATTTGCAATCTTAGCATTAGTAATTGCATCATCTGCTACTTTTGCTGTTGTTACATTAGCATCTAAAATTTTAGCAGTAGTAACTGCATCATCTGCTAATTGTGCTGTATTAACTGAACCATCACTTGGTGTTGTTAATAATCCAGTACCCATGTGATAAATAAAATCACAACTATCTGCATCTGCTAAACTTCCAGTAAATGTAATTGTAGAACCATTTACTGAAAAATTACCATATTGAATTACACCATTAATTGACACTACTAATGCATCTGCACTAGAAGGAACAAAAGCAGAACTATTTTTTGTTAAGTTATAAGGACCAGCTCCTGTTGAAGTAGATGGTGTTATTGCATCTAACTTTTGAGTGTTAATTAAATTTTCTATTCCTCTTCCTATATATGCCATATATTTTTATTCCTATAAAATCTGTAATGTTTGAACTGAACCATTACCACCATTAGCACCAGTTTTAGAAGTACTATTTCCTGCAGTACTTCCTGCCGTACCACCATTTGCTGTCACAGTTCCGTTATTAGTATAAGTGCCTTTGTATGCTAAAACAATATTTCCACCACCTGATGCTCCACCTGACCCATGCCAACCATTACCACCATTACAGCTTCCACTATTTGAACCAATACAAGTTATAGAACCACTTGCACCTATCGTTAAATTTCCTTTGACAATTAAAATTATTAAACCACCAGTTCCTTGTTGTGTACCTGATACACTTCCTGAAGTTATATCATTTCCACCAGTAGGGTTTCCAACTCCTCCTGAAGTACAAGCAGTGTGAGATGTATTTCCATTTGTACCTGCACCTCCCCAGTTACCAGCATTAGCAGAACTATCATTATTTGTACCACCTGAAGCCGAACCACCTGAAAAACAAGAGCCGTAAGCACCATTTCCTGTACTTCCATCCCATCCACTTCCACCTGAGCCTCCCCCACCAGTTTGTCCAGTTGAGCCATTACTTCCTGCATTACCATTTTGTTTACTTCCTGCACCATTTCCACCATTAGCACCTTGTCTAATTAATGATACAATAGTTCCGTCACCTGATAATGTTCTAAAGTTTGCTAAAACATTTCTAGCTGCTGTTCCACAACCATTAAATAATGTATTAGCAGCAGTTAAAGTATCTGAACCACCTGAAGTTAAAAAAGGTAATCGTAATCCATTACTATCTACTGCATTACTATCTGAAGCACCACTTGCTGTAGGGTCAGCAAAAGCTCCTCTACCTTTCATAGATAAAGTTCCATTGATAGTGCAATCACCTTGACATAAAATCATAAGACCTCTTGTTGGCTGGTCAACTGTTACTGTATCTCCAGTATCTATATTTATAGAAGTGTACTGTTTAACAACCATGTCTCCATCATAAGAACCATTTTTGTTTTGTACTGTGTAAGTTACGTCTGCCATAATTATTCTCCTATTAAGGTGTTGTATCTAAAGCTCCATCAGAGCCATCTCCGTAGTAGTTAGTTTGTATTGTTGTTATTGTAAAAGCTCTATCAGCAGTTTTAGAGTTTGCTGTTGCTCTTATCGTAAAACTGTATGTTGTCGCTGAGCCACCTACTGTTCCTGAAATTACTCCTGTACTTGTATCTAATGATGTTCCAGTTGGTAATGAACCTGATTGTACTGCAAAAGTTACAGTTTCTCCTTCAGGGTCAGATGCAGCAATTGTAAAATGATTACCACTATCTGTTATTGAAATAGTTCCTAAACTTCCTGCTGCTGTACTAAAAGTAGGTGAATTATCTACATTTATTTGGTCTGCTAAAATACCTTGCATTCCAGCAGCACTTACAATTTTTACATCATATGGCTCTTTAGAATTAACAAAAGAACTTTTTGGAATAACAGCAGTTATTTGAGTGGCACTATCAACTGTAGTTGTTGTAGCTGTTATTTCAGTTGCATCACTACCAACAAAAGAAGCTACATCACCTGTAGAAAAATTTTCACCAGTAATTACAAAAGTTTGATTACCACCAGCTTCACTATCTACTTCAGTATCATCAATAGATGAAACAATTGGAGCTGCTTGAAGGCTTACAAAACCAGTTGCATTTCTACCTTCAAAGTTTCCAGTAGTAGTATTAAATCTAAATTGACCACTTGTAGAACCTCTTTGAGCTGTTGTACCAGTAGCTAATCTTGTTCCTTCAGTACCAGCATCAACTATGTTAGTAGCTCCTTCTACTCCTCTATCAAATTTTGTTTTAATTATTGCCATAATTTAATTACCTTGCTGTACATGGTACGTTGTTACTTCCTACTAATGGAGCTTCTGCAAAAGCCATGTAAATATAATTTACAGCATTTTGATTTAAGTCACTATTTGTATTTCTATGTTTGAAACCATTAGATACAAAATCTATAGCGTAATTTGAATCAGTTGCTTCTGCTGCATTATTATTAGAAAAAAGTTGTTTAGTAGATGGGTTAACATCATCTCTTTTATTATCTGCTAATCTCCAATGTGTTCCTGAACCTTTACTTTTTATTATAACAAACGCAGGTTTAAATCCTAAATGTACAAATGTTCCATCTGAATTTCCGTTTCCTGTATATTCACCAAACTTACTGAAACCAGTTTTTTCTGCAAAGCAGTATGCTATTATTTTTTGTCCTGCACCTGCTGACCAAGTTCCTGCGTTCATACTAAAAACACTGCTAGTTGGAGCTGTGTTATCCATAAAGGTAGTATTACTTGCTGAAGCATCAGTTGAATTTAAAGCTATATAATTTCCTGCACCTAAAGATTTATGGTACACAAACCAATGCGAAGTTACATTTTGACCTCTTAAAATTATTAAAGATGGAGCAACTCCTAATCCATGTCCAAAAGTCCAACTTCCTGATGCGTTCATATCACCTTGAACAATAGAAAAACCTGATGTTGTATTTGCTGAAACTTTAACATTATTTGCACTACCATCTGTATTTGCTGAACCTGATGAGTTTCCTGCTTTCCAGTTCCATGATGCGTAAGTAGCACTATTAAAATTAATGTAATTACTTGAATCAGCTCCCAAAGTAAATCCATCACTATCAAATGATGTTAAAGCATCTGATGCAGTAGCTTCAGCATCAGTTAAATCAGTTGCTAATAATTTTGTTACACCTCTAACACTGTCAATCAAAGAATGTTGTGCAGCACTATCTCTCCTTTTAAACCAAATCCAATCAGGTTGAAATCCAACACCTGTTTGTGCATTTGAATAATTACTACCTGTATAAAGTTTTGTATTAAAATGCTCTGAAGATTTGCTTATAGTTGTGTATGCCATTATAAATTTAATCCTTTTGTTGATAGAGCAGTATATCCTGTTGGTACATCATACTCAAATTTACCATTACCTGATGCATTAGTTCCTTCAGAAGATATTGCTGTTGTTCCAAAAAATCCGTTGCCAAAGTTTACCTCATAAGTTCCATTTGCAGCATCATTATCATCCCAATAACCTATTGCTGGAGAGTACAAACCAAGTGATGTAGAAGCTGGTGCAGTTATTGTATAAGCACCTGTGCTTGATGTGGGGTCTGCTGAATTTTGAAAAGTACCATTTTTACTAAAAAATAATCTATTATTATCTAAATCCATTGCTACACCAATAATATCTCCAGCAGTATAAGAAGCATAACCTGAACTTACACTTCCACCATTATAGTTCAAACTACCTGGCGAATAATACATATACTCATTAGCATTTGATGTTATAAATTGAGTAGATGCTGTTGCTTGTGTTCCAACAATTCCAATAGTTCCATAATTACTTGCTAAAGCGTTTACTTTTACTTCCCAATAATATTTACCACTTGATGCTCCTATGGTTGCCATTACTGGTGCTGATTCTTTTGTTGTAATTTTATTATTCCCATTACTAAATGTTGCTTCAGGATAATAATTATTTAAAGGATTTAAAGTAGCAAAGCTATTACTAGGATTATCTTCTGTTTGTGTAATTGTTCCACTAGATGTAAAATTATTACTATTACCTGATTGGTCGTTTACTGAAGCATTGTCTTTAAATAAAAAGAAACCATTTGTGCCATAAGTTACAGTAGGGTCTGTTTTAATTTTCCATTCGCCAGTTGTACTGTCTGTTGAACCAAAAGTAGAAGCAGGATAAGCTGTTCCGTCAATGAAGTGAAAATGAGACATATAAACTCCACTATCATCATAAGTACTTAAACCACCTACATAAGCATTTACTGCCATTAAATTTCCAGTATGTGCATTTAAAGGAGCCATACTTGAAATAGTTGAACCTTGTTGAACTCCATTAATATAACTTGTTCCTGTTCCTGCGTTTACACTTAAAACGCAATGGTACCAAGCCGAAGTATCTCTTAATGCACCTGAACTTAATGCAGCATCAGTATATCCTGAATGACCATAATATCTTAATACATCTGTACCATTATTATAATAAATGCCATGTCCTCCACCACTTGTTGAGCCACAACTCCAAAGGTAAGGTGTTCCACTTGATGGATTTATATTTGTAAGTTTAAACCAAAAAGATACTGTCCATGAAGTAGCTGTAGATGGTGTTACTGATTTTGATAAATATGATGCACTCATTAGTTAAATAATGCTCCTCCTGTTGAACCGAAGCTAGAAGTTAAACTAAACTCTCTATCTGCTGTTTGACCTTCTGCATCTGTTGCTCTTAAAGTAAATGTGTATGTTGTAGCAGTTGTTGAACTACCACCAAAATCTGTTGTTGCTATAACACCTGTACTTGCATCTAATGTACAATTAGCTTGTGATGCATTTGTTAATACAGATGTAGTTTCAGAATAAGTAATTGCTGAATCAGAAGATGCTGCAACTGTAGTAACTGTTCCTGAAAAATTTCCTGCAACTGAACCTAAAGAACCTGCTGATGTTGACCATGTAGGAGATGTACTTGCAGTTATAATTGCATTAGTGCTTCTTGCTGCTCTACCATTTTCTAACTCAATTCTAACATAATAATTACCTGCTGCTAAAGTTACATTTACAGATAATGTTGTAGAATTAGTTAAGCTAACTGTATTCGCTGTTGTAACTGCTCCATCTGTTTTTATAAATTCTACTCTTGGTATTCCTGAAAAATTTGTTCCTGTAATATTTATTGTTGTTGCTGTAGCTGGTGCAATCGTTTGAGATACATCTGCTACAGTTGGTGTAGTAGGTTGAGGTACTTCTGCAAAAGATAAATTACCTGAACCATCTGTTTTTAAAAAATAATCATTAGTAATACTTGATGGTAAAGTTAATGTATAAGATTGTGCAGCAGAATGAGGTGGTGCTTTAATTTTTACACCATGAGTATTAACATGACAGTTTAATTGAATGTAACCATCAACACTAGAACCATCACCTTTAATTTCTAAACCTGCTGTACCATCTGAAATAAATTCTGTCTTATCTTTTGTAACAGCATCTGCATTTACTTTAACTGTAGTTACAGCATTACTAGCAAGTTTGTCTGCTGAGACAATACCATTTGCTAAGTCATTTGCTGTTAAAGCTGAATCTGCAGGTTTCTTACCAACATATGCCATGTATTAATTTCCTTAAATTATGCTGAGATAGTATCTACAACACTTGTTATAATATCAATAGAAGAAGCTGCAGAAGCTACTGCCTCAACTGAATCACCTGATTGTAATACAACTTTTGAACCACCATCAATTAATTCTAATGAACCACCTGAAGGGATAGGTGCATCTTTAATTATATGTGTATTATCACTACCATTTTTTACATAGACAGTAACATTCACAGAGCTACCTGAAGTGTTTGAACATCTAATTCCAATAATTGCATCATCAGAGTTAGCTGCACTTCTTAGCTCAGTAGGTGAACCAGCATTGTTTGATATGTTTCTATTTAAAGTTCTTTCAAAATCTTGTGCCATAGATTATCCTAATTATACCTTTTTTTTGTTATATTGTCAACACAGATTATAAAGCAATAGCCATTGCTACTGCAAAACCATTACTAGCTTTTCCACTAATATTAGTATTAGCTGTGTCTATTTGAGTTTGAATAGCTGAAGTTACTCCATCTAAGAAACCAAATTCTGTATTATCTACTGAACCATCATGTATTAGATTAGCATTTAATCTATTAGATGAATCAATAGTTGCTTGTTTAGCATCTATCTGTGTTTGAGCATTAGATGATAAACTATTAATAAATTGAAATTCTGTACTTGTTACACTACCATCTGCTATTTTAGTAGCATCTATAGCTGCTGCTGCTTTAATGTCAGCATTAACTATATTAGTAATTGTATTATTATCTGAGTCAATTGCTTTATTTGTTAAAGTTTGAGAACCAGTTAAAGTTGCTACTGTTGAATCAATAGCTAAAGATACAGCTCCTGAAGTTCCTCCTCCTGATAATCCTGTTCCTGCTGTTACTTCTGTAATATCTCCAGTAGGTATAGTAGCTACTTGAGTATCAACATATGCTTTAATAGATTGTTGAGAAGCAACTTTATCAGCAGCATCAGATGACATATTATCTTCATCTAAAAATGCTGTACCACTAATAGCAGTATTTAAAACTGGACTTGTTAGAGTAGGACTTGTTAAAGTTTTATTTGTTAAAGTTTGTGAACCTGTAAGTGTAGTAACTGTAGAGTCAATTGCAATATCATTTGCATTAGCATCAATACCTGTACCACCTATAACATTTAATGTTACATCTCCTGATGTTCCACCACCTGTCATACCAGTACCAGCAACTACTGAAGTAATATCTCCTGTAGGTACTGTTGCAACTTGAGCATCTACATAAGTCTTAATAGCTTTTGCAGAAGCAAGTGTATCATCTGAACTTGATACTGAAGTTATATCTGTATCTAAAACTCCTGATTTTAAATTATCAACTTCAATATTAGATACTGTATTATTATCTACATCAATAACTTTATTTGTTAATGTTTGAGAACCTGTTAATGTTGCAACTGTAGAATCAATTGCAAATGTCATTGTTTGTGCAGAACCTGTAGTATCAATACCAGTTCCACCAGTTAATGTTAATGATTGTGAATCTAAATCAATAGATTGAGAACCACCACTATCACCTGAAAAATCTAAATCACTAGCTGTTACTTGTGCATCAACATATGTTTTAATTGCTTTAGCACTAGCTACTGTATCATCACTAGCTGAAACTGAACTTAAATCTGTATCTACATCTGTAATTGCTGTAGCTGAACCAATAACTAAACCATCTAAAGTTACATTACCATCAAAGTATGCATCTTTAAATTCAACTGAGCTTGTTCCTAGGTCAATATCATTATCTGTAATTGGAACAATTGCTCCATCTTCTAATCTAAATTGTTGAGTAGCTGTTCCTGATACATCAACATAAAATTCAATATGGTCATTTGTTGTATCAATTAAAATTTTATTTAAAGGTGCAGTTAATCCTGCATCTCCTATTAAACCAATTACTGGACCTTCGGCTGCAGTACCATCATGTTTGTGTCCAGTTGTATTATTAAATGCTGCTAATAGTTGATTGTATTCATTATTAAATAATGACGCTGATATTGTATCGCCATCATTAATAGAACTTTGTCTAGTATATCCTGCCATATTATCTTCTTCCTCCTGCTATAAATGAAACAAACATTCCGTTAACTGAGTAAGGTGCATTTGTATCATTACTAAAAAATTTAAAGTTATTAGAAAAACCACTTCCTGTTACTAATACTCTTTTACTTGGTAAAGATGTTGCTCCAAAAATTACTGTTCCAAAAGTAGCTGAACCAAATAGAGCTGCTGAACTTAAATTACCAACATTAAAATTTCCTGGTTGTGGTACTTCAGAGTTTTCAAAGTCGTATCTAATTCTTAATTTTAAATCGTTTTGTATTCCTTCAGGTTCAATATTTGCTTTAATAGCATATAAACTTTTTCTTAAACCATTATCACCATAATCCATATCAGGTGTTTGAAATTCTGCTTCTACATTTGAACCATCAAAACTATTACCAGTATCATGTTCAAATACAAAACCTGATTCATCAGCATGAAATATTTTTTCTGTGCCTGAACTATTTAAATCTGATGTACAAAATTTAACAGGTAAACCTTTTGTTTCACTCCATTCAAAAGCAGGAATACCTTCTGCACTATATTTAAATGTTCCTATCAATCCTTTTTGTCCACTATCTGCTTGACCTGATTGATAATAAAATAATCTGTATTGACTTCTTTCTCTAATAACAATACTTGATAAAGTAAAACTACCAATGTTATTTAATAAATTATTTATAACTGGTAAAATTTTTCTACTAATAGAACCTAATTCTACGTCATCAATTCTAGCTGTACCAGCAACTGTTCTTAATCCATCAGGTGCTAGAAAAATTAAATCTCCACCTATCTCTTGAATTGAGTTGCCATTTACACAACCTATATTTTTAGTTACTGATTTAATTATAGGAGTAGAATCAAGGTTTGTCAACTCATATATACTATTTTTACAGAATATAATAAGTGAGTTTCTAAATACTTTAATACCTGTAATAACATCACCTACATCTATAGAACCAGCAGAAGAACCTTCAAAATCCCAAGGTTTTAATCTAGTACTATAATAAACTACACTAGGTGCTGTTGAATCTCCAGCAACTACTAATCTTTCTGCAAATTTTTCTATAAATTTACATTTAGTTGGAGCTGCTCTATCTAATTCTAAAAAATGATAACCATTAGAATCTATTTGAAATTCAGCTATTTTATTTACGCCATCAACAAAATATATAGAACCTGCATTACCTTCTGATTCAAAATTTACAAACTGTACATTAGATTGATTAGTTCTAACTATTGTTGTAGCAGCAGCTAAAGAACCTGAAGCTATTCCACTTTTACTTATTGTTAAACCACTTCCTGTTGTTTTAGCATTTATATCAATAGTTAAAGATGTATCACTTTGTATAGATAATACATGATAATAATTACTATCAATTTTAATTACATCATTAACTTCTAAAGCTGTAGTAAAAGATGTTGCTGTTCCTGTAACAGTAGCTGAACCTGATGTTATACTTACTGTTCCTGAAAGATTAGTAAAGGTATCTTTATTTATTTGAACATAAGATGTACCAGTACTGCTCCAATATAAGTCATCATCTTGTGCAACTAATACTCCATCATTATAATTTTTTATTCCATGAATTACATCTGTTGATGTTCCTGATGGAACTACTGCACTACCACCACCAAATTTTGTATAACCACTTATTCTTCTATAACCACCTGTTGTAGATGATTCAAAGTTTTGTAATTTAGTAGCTGCACCTGGAGTTCTAAATAATGCATGAGAACTAGATACTAAATCTAATCCACCTTGTACTGTAATGGAAGCTCCTTGTGTTGGCATAATTTATTCCTTAATATAAAAAAGCAAAACGAACATCTGACATATATTCAGGTTGAGGTGAATTTAATTGGTCAGCCATTTGTTGTAAACCTTTTTTATATTCGTCTAATGCTAATTGTGATTGTGCAATGTTATCTTTAAATTGATAAATATAATATCTAGCTCTTGCTAGTAAAACTGGTTTGTATTGTTCAGGAAATAAAACTGTATCTGTATCTGCTGTTAATGCTGCAGGTCTATCGTAAGCAAAGAAATAAATTCTATAAACTTTATCAGGTATAGGTGATAGTCCAAATCTTCTACCATCTGAACTTCTTAACACTCTAGCTGGTGTTCCGTATGTTTGTGTATTTGCTTTATTAGCTTCTTCTGCTTGAGCATAATTTTGTCTCCATGCAGATAAAGTTGAAAATGCTAATTTATTAATTGTGTGTGGAGCTGATTCTCCTGAAACGCCTTCTGTTGTTAAAGTAAAAGCATCCCAGTTTACTGAATCAAAATCTGAATCTACAGTACTAGAACCTGGTTTCATTAGATACCATCTTGTTCCAGCTACAGTTTCTACAAAGTGATTACCATAATATTCATTTTGTGGAGCTGCAGTATGTAACCAAGACCATTCATCAACAGCATCTACTATATCAAAGTATGCTCTATTGACAGCATTTGATACAAACTTTTGAATACCTAATGCACCTGATATACTTGTAACTTCAGGTTCATTTATTTCAACGAGTAATTCGTTAACCATTGATAAGTAAGTTTTAGCCATTTAACAATTCCATGCTCTTAGTGATTTATTAATTCTTGAATTAGGGTCTCTTGCAGTTTTCTTAGAAGTAAGTTTCTTTTTCATCCCACGCATTCTCGCACAAAAACTCTTTCTTCTCCCCTTATCTCTTTTTGTTTTTGGATTGGGTGCAGGTGGTCTTAGCTTTCTTTTCTTACCTGTCTTTGTTCGACCTTTATTGTAAGAAGCTCGACCTTTTGCATTTAAACCACCTTTAGGATTCTTCCCCTCTTTACGAGTCCAAGCTGGTGAAGACATTATACCCATAGTGTTACTTCTTCTTTTTCTTTTGCATCATGCCTCCACCCATCATTTTTCTTTTGGGTTTAGACATCATACCACCACCATAATATTTTCCTCTGTTGGCAACTTTGCCTCCAGCTTTTGCTTTTTTCATTGGCATAATTATATCCTTTCTTAAATTATTATTGCTATTACAAGAATAACACCTACAGTAACCACTTCCCATTTGTGATTATCTATATAATGTTGAATCTTATCTTTAACTTTTTGTTTTATAATTTTTAATTTTTCCATAATTTTCCTCCGATTTAAAGTGAAGGGGTATATTTCAACCCCTCCACAAATAGTTTAGTATATATTAATACTATAACTCTATTAGTCGATTACGTAAATAATCTTACCAACAGCGTCAGTTCTTAATACTTTTCTTCCCCAAACCATTAGTCCTCTCACGATATCAGCGAAAGTACCTGTGTCTCTAACTGTTTCTACTTTGTTCATTGCAGATGCAGCAGATGTTGCTGAAATGTGTCCGAATAAAGCTTCAGGTGCAGTTGCTGAACCAGCAGGTGATGCTCCTGATAAGTCGTTAGTTGGTACGTTAGTTGATTTGTACATAGAGAAACCTCTAAGTTGTCCTGATGCAACCAAACCATTTCTAATTGAACCTTGACCTGCGTTGAAGTCAACAGTTAACAATTTAGAAGCTGTGTTTGATAATACATTGTAGAACTCAGGGTGAGCTACGAACCATCTACCTTCTTCAGGTACAGAGTTAACGTCTAATTCTTTAGCAGCAAGTGCCATTTGATTTAGAGGGTCAACTTCGCCTGATGCGAACCCTATGTCGATAGGTGTAGATGTTGTTCCCATTCCAGTTGTAACTGCAGCACCTGCACTAATTGCTGCTAGGATATTTGCATCCATTGCATCTCTTAGTTTATATGCAGCGTTGTCTGAAGCTATCGCTTGGAAATTAACATGCGAGAATCTTCTTTCTAAATCGTCTAATTTAAAAGAAAATGATTTCGCTTGGTCAATTGTAAGAACAAGCTCTTGGTCTGTTAAATCCGTAGATGTTACAGCTAGACCTCTAGTGTAATCAGCTACAGCTATTTGAGGCTCTTTGATAATGTTTACTGTATCTCCGAAGTTTGCAATTTCACCCATGTAGTCGGTGTTACAAACTGCTTCTGCTACAGCAGCTTTTCTAAGAGCTATTTGTACTTTTTTGGAGTAGATTTCAGGAATAAAGAAACCATTCGTTTGACCTGAAACACCTAAACCAAAGTTGTACGTTGAACCACCAGCAAATTTTGCCATGATTTACTCCTTTGTTTTTAGTTGTTAATAAAAAATAGAAAAGTTAATTACTTAACTCTTCCTTCTCGTTGAGCTTTAACAATATCTTTTTCATATTGCATGAACTCCTCGTCTGACATATTAGCTATATCAGTACGATTGAAGATAACTTCCTTTGATTCAGGAGTTTGAACTTGTTCATTAGTTTTAACTAATAAGTCAGCTCCATCATTTTTAGGAGATTTCTTCTCGGTTTTTTTATTTACACCAAGTCCTCGGTCCTTCTTATATAAGTCAATTGCTCTTGCAGCAAGTGTACCATCAGAATTATTTTCATATATCCATCCTCTAATTTCCATTGGTTGGGTATTAGCCCATTCGTGAAAATCATCAGATTCTTTGATTTGCTCAAAGTCAGGATGATATTTTGAAAGTTGTAATTGAGCTTCTCTTTGTTGTAACGTAGAGTTAGCTTTCTTTAAACCTTCTAATTCCTCTTGCATACTTTTTATCTCATTTTGAGATTGCAAGTGAGATACTGTTTCTACAACTCCATATATGTCAGGGTAGTCTTTCTTAAAAGAGTCTAACTCTTCTTTAGATTTTGGTGGAGTATATTTAGGTCGGTTATCCCTTAATTGTGTTTTAAGGTCTTCCTCACTTTTTTTCCACTCATTAAGACTTCTGTCATAATATCGTTTTAGGTCATCATATCTCTTTTTATAATCGACCTTCTTATAAGGATTAGCTTCTACATTTAATGCAGAATCTTGAACCTTATCCGTAGTGGCTGAAGTACTTTCGGTAGAATCATTAGGGTTGCTATTTCTAGCAGTAGCTTCTGATTCATCTTTTTTACTTTCAGGGTTTGGCACAAACAACCCACTATCAGCATGTTTAAGTTCTGTCGGCATTACTTTTTCAGTATGCCAAGCCTTTCTCATGTTGTATGGATTTGCTTGGGCTTCTTGTTGTCCTTCTTCGTTTTTCTTTGTCATATGTCCTCCTTTAGGGCTTCTTAACTTTACGAAGGTAGCTAAGTTGGATTTATTATTTGAAACGAAGCTACAAGGGCTTCTATTTCTAGAAGGTAGCTTGTCTATCTAGAGAGTTCCTTATCTCTCCAAATTCTGTTATACTGTTTCTTGTTGTTCGTCTTGCATTTGAACACCAGCATCATAAGACTCTTCTGCGTCTTTCATCATCTTTCTTAATTTATCAACACCAAGATGTTTTACTGCTTTCGCTGTAAATACAAACTCACCATCTGATAATAATGCTGGGATAGAGTCTGAAGTTCCTGTACCTGGTCCTTCTACTTCTCCATCATCAGTAAATTCTGTTGCGACTAATTTAGGAATGATAGCTTCTAATTCAGGATGCATTTCAACTGCTTCATCTAATACAGTTTCTTCTTCATCTGATAAAGCAGATGTATCTATGATAGCATCCATTCCTTCTAAATCTTCATCTGTAATATCTTCATTGTCCATGTCTTCATCCATACCAACTGGTTTTTCTAACATAGACTCTTCCATATTCATTGGCATTTCTTCTACCATGTCACCTTCTGCATAAGCTTGATAGTCAGGTCTTTGGTCATATTTACCTTTTTCAATTCCTATCATACCACCTATAGCAGCTTTAACTGGAGTTAATTTATTTTTTAATTGTTCTATTTGATTTTCAATTTTTTGTTTTTCAGCAGGGTCAACAACAACTTCTTCCATTGCTTCTAACTTTTCAATCTGTTTATTTATAATTAAATCTTTAACACTTTTATTATCTGACATTTTAGGTTTTGGTTTTAAATCTTCAATCTCAAATTCTTCAAAAGCTTCAGGTTCTAAGACATCATTCATATCATCTTTACTTACGCTTAAACCTTTATTATATTTCTTTCTTTCCATTAGACCACCATCAGCAGCCATCTTAACTCCTCTGCCTTTTAATACATCTGCAAAAGTAACTTCACCATCTTTATTTAAATCAGGAAAAGATTTATCTGCTACATCACCTTTATTAAATCTAGTTCTTGAAGGAGACATCATTCTTGATGGCATTCCTTTTCTAGCACTTCTTGGAGTGCTTACATCATAAGGTGTAATACCCATATCTTTTTTATCTTCCTCTTTTTTGATAAAAGGAGGCATAGACATAAGTCCACCTGTAGCCATTTTCTTTGCTTTAATTTTTTTCATACTCATAATTCCACCTTTAGACATTTCTGGTTTTTTCTTTTTAGTAATCCACTCAGTAGTAGAAGATGTATCATCATCTTCTTTTCTTGTAATCCATTCTTTAGGAGTTTCTTTTATAGTAATCCAATTACTTGTAGGTGAAGTATCTTCTGTTATATTACTATTTTTTTTAGTAATCCATTTATTCTTTTTTTGTATATAAATATTTTCTTCACTCATTATTTACTCCTGTTATGTAATTATAGAAAGAATAAACTAATATGTCAACACTAATTTATTTTAGCTATATCTCTTACGTTATTGGGTAGGTTCTTCAACTTGTCCAGTAAATTCCATCTCCCCTGGCATTGGTGTATTACCTGGTCCGATTGGGCTTTCGCCATTTCCTGGGTTGTTTGGTCCTGCATTTTCTGCAGGTATTCCTCCATTACCTTCCATTGGTCCGAGTTCACCAGGGATAGGAGCTTGAGGGCTAGTTCTTTGGTTAACATTTTGTTGTCCTATTATTTTTGCGTAAATTTGTGCTTCATCTTTTGTATTCATTATTTCTGCAGGGTCTAAATCTAATGAGTATGCTAACTCTTTTATAACCTCTGACATTCTAACGAATGGTGCAATAGCAGGATTCTGTACTGTTTGTAAGAACATAGTTAGTCTTTGACTTCTAACTTCTTTCTTCATTAAACTAGAAGAACCTGTTGCTTTAATTTCTAAATCACCTTGTATTGGTAATTCACCTTCATAGAATTGCATATTCCATTGGAACATTGCTTCACCTAAAGGTTTGATTAATTGGTCATCAATATTTTTAATTACTGTTTTAATATTTAATGATGCTGCTCCCATTAACATTGACATACCTGATGCTGTTCTAGTCATACTTTGAACACCAGTTTGTCCATGTGAATAAGATGGTAAACCTGTTGATTCATCTGCAAGTTGTCTAAACTTATCAAACATCTGCATATTTTCTACTGCAGTATTTGGAAACTTCAATCCATAAATTGATTGTCCAGGTACACCTGATTGTCTTTTAAATATTTTACCAGGAAATACTTCCATAGTTTGATTAGATGCTAAAGCAGATTCATCTACATCAAATACTAAGTTACCAGCTAATGCTAAATTATCAATAGCCATTCTTGCATGACCATTCATAATTTGTTGTGCATCATCCATATTTTCAGGAACACCGATACCAAAAAATGCATATGGATTTTTTTCATATACAAAAGCTTGATAAGGAGTTCTAAAAGGTTTAAATGGATTTTCTACAATTCTAATTACTTTATCTCTTATTGTCCAAACATTAACTTGAACTTCTGCTGAATCATCAATGTCTTCATCAATTTGTAATCCTTCTTCTCTTGCAGTAAATGCATCTACTGTTCCCCAATATTCTAATACTTCAAATCTATAATTTTCTATATCTGCGTATTGAGATTTTTCTAAATCAATATCTGTTTCCCAAGATTTTTTATTATACTTAGCTCCCATTCTTACACATTCTAAAATTTGTTCTCTGTTAAAGAATGGTCTATTAGCTAAATCTAAAACTTGAGATTTATTTAATCTATGTCTTTGAATAACATATTCAGCTTCATCCATGTTTCTAGCATTTGGGTCAGGGTAAAAATCCCATACTGAAACAAATTCTACTCTAGGTACTTTTACAAATTCAGGTTTGTATTCTCTTGCAGAACCATTTCCTGTTGAACCATATTTATGTAAAGTTTTATTAAATGTAAAAGGTCCTTTTAAAATTCCTGTACCTAATAAACAAGATTCAAATATTGCATTTCGTAATTCAATACTTCCATTTGATTCTTCTATTTGGTCGTGAATTAATTTTTCTAATTGTCGTGCTGCTATTTGTGCAGGTTTAATTTGAGGCATCTCAGGTGTAGGAGCAGGTCCTTCTGATAAATTTGCTTCTTCATATTTATCTTCTAAGCTACCTAAAAAATTATCACTTAAAGATTCAAATGTTGCACCCTTTGGTAAATCTCTTCCATCACCAGGAAAACCTAATACTGAACTAGGAGATGAAGGTTGCATTTCTTCACCTGGCATAAAATCAGGATTACCTTCTATGTTTGGAACATTTTGATTAATACCTGTTTGTTCTTTTAACGGATTAAGATGAGCATATTCAGCTACACCTTCAGGTACTCTTGTTTCTTGAATAGTTAATGGAAATTTATTAGCACCAAATAAAACATCTATAAGTTGTCCATAAGCTGCTAACACTTTTGTCTTTGTAACTTTAACAAAGACTCTTGATTTTTCATGGTCTCTAAAAGCTACGTTCTTAAAATATCTTCCTCGATAATTATGAAATGCTTGAAGCCATCTATCTTCATCATCTTCTCTAGTTTGTTCAGCTTGAGAAAATTTAGTTTTAACATGAGCAACTAATGCTGAAAGTTGTTCTTCTTCTTTAACATCAGACCCTTCCATAGGGTTTTGTGAATACGAATCATAAGTAGCCATAATAAACCTTTACATCTTTAATTTTGTCGTAATACCTATAATAATACAATTTTTATTAAGGTTTGTCAACTATCTTTTTAATATCAACTATAACAGAAGTAGGTATGATAGTAGTATTACCTAACTCTTCAATATCACCATTATCATCTTCAGCATAATCTCCAAACACTCTAGTAACACCTTTAGTTTGGCTTAATAAGTGTCCTTTTGTAGTACAAGTGGGAAGCTTCATCTTCTTTGCATCCTCTATAGAAATCCAAAGAGATTCACTCATTATGTCATACCATTTAATTTGAACTAAAGGATAATTAGATATTTGGTTCTTATCACCTCTTTTAGTTTTTATCTTTAAAATTTTTCTCTTCGTTCCTCTTATCGTCATCAGTTTTTGCCTTACCTTGTGGGTTAAAATCTCCTTTTCCGTCTATCTTTGAACTAGCTGCCCAATCAGTAAATTGGTCTTTGTAGCCTCCGTTATCAGAATAGCGAGTTATGTTAATTTTAAATATCTGTTCGATATCTTTGTCTTTAACATATGATTGTAATTCATCATATGTCATAATTTTATCATAGACTTCGTTAGTCTTTTTATTTTTAAACGTATAGATAGGCATTAAAAATATTTATTTAATACTTCTATCTCATCATCATACTGAGCAATCATAGCTAATTCTTTTTCGATAGATTCTAATATATCAGAGTGTTCACCAATACCTACTGGTTGTTTTAGATATACTTCTACATTAGCTTTATGTTTTGCAATATGACCTTCTGCGTGTTTTATTAATGCTTCTTTTATTGCTTCTCTCATTTTAATATCCAAATATTGGGTCTGAAGGTGTCCATTTCTTTTTATTAGACATATCCTCCCAAACCGATTGTGTTCTTGGTCTTGACATAATCAAGTACCTTAATGCATCATATGCATGGTCTGATGCTTTTGTATCTACATCTTCAGGCTTGTTAGGGTCTAAAGGTATAGATTGAATCTCTCTAATTAAATTAGGACAGTTTTTAAATATCTGTAATTTAGGTCTGCCTTTAGCATTTAATTTTAATCTTTCGTGTATTTGTATTTTACCTTGTATTCTATTTTTATCAGCTCTTCTAAGTTTATGACCAGCTTTAGATAATACTTCTCCAACACTTGGTCCTGTTTGTCCAGTTCTATTCCATGCTGCCCAATCTAAAACACCACGAACTGATAGTCTATCTTCTTTTTCAAACTCATAAATTCTTTTAGCTAAGTCTTCTCCAGTTAAACCTTTTTGATATAACTCTCTATAAATAATTAATGTTTCATCTTGTGGGTCTATTGCTGCCCATATTACTGCAGACTCTGCTGCGTAACCATAGTCAATTCCTTTTACTCTATCCCAATGTTTAGGTAATGTGTATGGGTCAATACAATGAGTATCATAATCAAACTCAACAAATGCTGCTCCTTCAGCAACATCCCAATTACCTTCTAATAATTGTTTTCTTTGAACAGCAGGTAATGATTCTAACATCTGTTCATACTTACCATCTTCTGCTAGATATGGATTATCTTCTAATCTAGCTGGTATAAATTTTCTTGTTATCTTATCTTCACCAACAAAAGATTCATTAGGTGGACTAGGGTCTAAATATCTTTTCTTTACCCAATGTCCTCCAACACCACCTGGGTTAGCTGTACATCTTATGTAACAATTAATTGCAGGATTTGTAGTTCTTAATCTAGATTGTAAATACTGTAATGGAAACTCTGTTGGATATTGTGTTAATTCATCAATACCTATCCATGTATATGATTGTCCTTGGTATCTATATACATCAGCATCTCTATCAAGATAACCAAACTCTAATGAAGCTCCTGATGGAAACCTCCATATCTTTTCCACTTCTCTAAACTTAGCACCAGCAAAAGCTTTAGGATATAACTCTCTAGATTTATCTATAAGCTCTCTTAACTCAGGCATAGATTTTCTTAATAACAAAGCTCTATGTTCTTTGATATGCATGTATCTTAGTGGGTCAACTAACATAGCATATGATTTACCACCACCAGCAGAACCTCCATATAATACATCTTGTTCTGATGCTGCTAAAAATTCTGTTTGTGGACCATCATTAGGTTTAAATACTATCCTGTCTTTTTCTTTTTCGAGTAGTTCTTTAACTTTCTTAGGAAGCTTATCCAACTTCCCTTTCTCCACCACGCTGCCTGTTTTACTTTTTTCATTTGGGTTTATTGCTTGGTCAACTGCACCAAGTGCTTCTTTCTTATGTTTTAATCTTTGTTTTGTATTATCTAATTTCTTAGCAATCTTCTTTAGTTCTCTTTCTTTTTCTCTGATAGCTTTTCTTGCAGCCATCTTAGTCTTCTGCTCTTGAGAAAAGAAGTATTGTCTTTTAGGTTTATCTGTCATCACCATTGTCCAAACCTATATAGAAAACAACACACATAACTATAAAAGCTATGATTGTATTCCAAGGTATAAAGGGTTGTACTGCGTATTGAGCTAGGTCTTCCATTAACCACTAACTCCCATTAACCATAACATAATAAACACATAAAATATTGGTTCCATTATTTATCCTTTCCTAGTATTCCTGTTGTAGGTGTTTCTTTTGATTTATCTTTATCAATAATTTTCTTGAGACCCATTGCAGATAACTTGCGACCTGTTTGGGATTCCAAAATTTCTACTGCACCTCTTAATGAAAACGCCCCAGCTTTTACACCATCTTTCATTTCTTTTAAAACCGATAGTTCTTTATCAATAGGTTCTAATGTATTATCTTCTTTCAACTTATAACCAAATGGTATTGTTGAACTACTTCTTTTCATCATCTATATCTGCCTCTTCTGCTGTTACATCTATAATCTTATCTTTATCAGGTAAAATAAATATTCCTGATTGTATGCTATGTGTAACATCTAACTTATCTTTCTTAGCAACACCAACTCTATCTAGCAACGTCTGAGCTGCTTGTAGTTTAGCATTTACTTGTGGTATAGGGTCATCACTCATAAGTATCTCTACAAGCTTCTGAGAAGCCATTGGAGCTGATTTAGCGAGTATCTTTGTGGCGACCTCAACTATCTCATCTTTGAGTGAGCTTATTATATTGGATTGTGAAGTTTCTGCATATCCTGCAATAGCTAGGGCGTGTTTGATATTACCCTTTGATTCTCCTGCAAGAGCATCCAAGAACTTTTGTTGTTGTTCTGTTAGCTGTCGTTTCTTTTCAGGTGGCAATAAACTATTATTCATATCTGTATTATAGCATTTATAAATCTAGTTGACAACAACTTTATTTTTTTGTTCAGTTGACAGATGCATGAAGTGGGTGTATAATCTATATTGAAGCCCTCCAGGGGGTGAAACATCTATATAGATTCTAAATAATCTTCACTGGGGCAGTCCAGCAATATAACAACCCCCTCCGTATCTATCAAGCTGGGCGACCCTACCTAGTTTACACAAGATTCTGCCTAATTTTGTACAGGCAGTATATACTATACCCCCACCACCCCCACTGGCACATATGTACCCCTTTTGTTCTCTTCTCTTTGAGGTTGCAAATATCTTTTTATACCTTTGAAGAATCTTTGAAGAATCTCAAAAGATATACAACCTACAAGTTTACAACTCTCAGGAGATTTATTTAGTCTCTATAAGATATCTTAAATACCTCAATCAATTCATCAAGATAACAAGCAAACAAGCCAACAATTAATCTATTTAACAGCCCAAAAAAATCAGGCTATCTTTGCAGATTTCCTAAGAATTTTTTAAGCGTGGGCAGGGTGTACCTATGCATTTTCGGAATACCTGCTATGCAATCTTAGCACTTGCTTATTTTTGGTTTTGTGCTATGTTGAAGTATCAAAGCACATACAACTGGAGGTTGCAATGATAAGAACTTGGAAACAAAAACAATTTGTAAAGCAAAGCAAATTAATGGCACAACTAAAACGAGAACAAGATTTGAAAAATAATATTAATTTTGAAAGTCGATTTTTCAAACCTGCGACAAATCAAACGGCTTTAGAGTTAGGATATAGTTTAAGATTGACTAAGTTAGGACATAAGAACACATAAGAAGTTTTAAGAATTTTTAAGTGTAAGAATGATTTTTTGTTAGTTTTTTACATAACATCAAACACTTAAAAAGAGTACAAACATAACCAGCAATAAGCAAAAAATAAGTCTTATTAGCATACAAAGGAGGATAAAAACTAACGTAAAAAAAGACTTGACATATCTTTAAAAGTATGTTAAGAGGAGGAAATAAAACACTAATACAACTGGAGGTAGAAGATGAGTAAAAGAAGAAATATAAAATATATAACTCAATATAACTATTTAATTGATAAAGTTAAAACTGGCGTAATGGTTATATTTAAAGAAGATGGACAATTAAAAGAAGTCAATATAAAAAACTTTAAAGAAATAATTGAAAATAACAACAAACAACTGGAGGAAAAAAATGAAAACACAAATAGATAGTAAAAACTTATGGTTTGAAAATATAGGTGATAAAACAATTTATTACAGCTATAATACAACAGTAGCAGTAAAAACACCGATTGACACATATGTTTCAGAAAATGTATGGAGTGTCACAACAGCTAAACACCTCAACAGAATTGAGGAATTAACTGGAAGTAATAGAGAATACAGAATGAGATATAAAGATTTTAGAGAATTTTGTATCAATAACAATGTTAATAAACACTATATTTAAACAAATAAAGGAGGAGTACAACTATGACTAGAATACTACTTGCGATTGCATTTGCAATGTCATTTATGTTGATGTTTTTAGGTGTGATAATTATGTTACACTTAGATTTATTCACAGGTTTTTTAGTATCAACTGTTGGTTGCATATACTTTTTTAAGTATCTGCCATAATTAAACCACAATTATATGCTAAGAAAAAACAATAAACAACGGAGGAAAAATGAGAATAAGTAATGAAGTAATGAATGGAGCATTAGAAATATTTGATAAACATTTTCCTAAAGACAGGTCAATGAAAATCAATGAGAAAAAACAAATTGTAAAATTCTTTATTAACTTAAATGAGTTTGCAAATAAAAATAATATCAAAATAAATAAAAAACATTTTGAATATTTACAAAGTAAAATATAACACAACTGGAGGTTGAATAATGATACTAGCACAATTAAATTTACCGACTACAACTAATAGTGGTAAATCTACTAAAAGACAACTCAATCAACTAGAGGTTGAAACTTGCAATAAGTTTGGAGGTTGTACAACTTTTAATGGAATGGGCAAATGGGTTGATAAAAATAAATTATACTTTGATAAACTTAGAATATATCAAGTAGCAATTCAACCTAAAGACAAAAAAGAATTTATTACAATGTGTAAGAAGTATGGTAAGTTAACTAAACAACTAGCAATATATGTTGTAATAAATAACAAGCCTAGAATAATAAACTTATAACAACTGGAGGTTGAATGTTTATACTAGAAATAATACCAATGTTCTTAATATATATATTGTTTATGTATATTATATTTGGAAGTGAAAAGTAGGTATGCAAAAACTGCATAGCAGATATGCAAAAATAACATTTGCAATTTTCTGTGGTTGTGATATAGGTTTGATATGTTAACTAACAATGGAGGAAAAATGATAACAATAAAAATAAATGAGAATGAGTTATTATTCTTATTACAAAGTATCGATTTAAAATTAGGAAAGTATGCTGAGAAAAAAGTTAGCGACTATCCTGAATGGAAAGTTAAAAAGATACTTGAACTAAAAAAGTTAAGAGATAAGGTAAGTAAAAAGCAATCAACAATCTAAACAACGGAGGATAGATGATAGATAAAGAAAATATGTGGGAAGATGCAATACAACAATTAGAACTTCCTTTATGGGAAGAAGAAGATATAGAAGGTGAAGATTATATTGAAACCATAAAGAAGAATGGTAAGATAAAAATGGAGGAGGAGTAATGGCTAAACCTACTGAGGACTATTGGATAACAGTACGTTTTAAATCTAATGGAATAAAAGAGAGAACCTTTACTGGCTCAGATGATAATGTTCTATTATGTAATTTTGTAAAGGACAACTTTATAAATGCAAGAGAGATAGAATATAATTGGAGTTTTAGTAAAGAAAAAAATTGGTTAAATGATAACTGGGTAAAGGAGGTTAAATGATGTTAGTAAGATACATACATAAACTATTACAAGTGTTAATAGATAGAGAAGATAAGAAGTTTAGGAACAGCAGATATGAACTTAGACTTAAACTAAATGGGAGGAATACTCACTAATGAATATTCAATTTACATTTAGATACGAAGATAAAAAAGATGATGTTGAACTTTCAAAAGAAGTAATTGAAAGTAGAGGATATAAGAGAGCTGTTAAAAGTTTTCAAATAAAATATCCTAACATTAAACAAACAATAGTATCTTGGATAAAAGAGGGAAGACCATTATCAAAGGTACAAAAACTTCCAATGGGTAGGAAGAAAAAACTAGGGAGGTAGTATGATTGAAATATTTTTAGAAGCACCAATGGAACTACAAATAATTTTATTGGGAGGAATAGTATGCTTGATGATAGAAGTAGTAAAGCAATCAAAGTAAAGTTAGCAAAAGCAATTGAGTTAATAGTAAAGGAACAATCAAAAGACTATAACTCAAAACTTTGTGAGATACAATTAAGATTGGAAACTATTTATGATACGATTGATAATAGTATTTATAAATCAAATGTAGTTGTTAATAACTATATGGGTGATGGGAACAAAAAGAGAACAACAACGGAACATAACTAGAACATATGTATTTTATTGTGTACAAACCAAGAACAAAATACAAACTTTTCTCAAATGAAATATGGGCTACTGAGAGAGAGGCAAATGATTTTGGTAAGAGAAATAAATTAAAAGTCGATTGGAAAGTTGTTGAGTTTAATAAGATTAATAAAAATAAGTATTGGATTATTTAATTATGTTATATATATTATTAACTATTGTAATGGTACTTATTATTAATAACCTTAATTATCTATATATAAATATATACTATTTTGTTTTTAATAAAACTGAATATTATAAGAACATATATAGAACTTTAATAGGTATGTTGACAACGCATATCTGTTATGCAAAATTGTCGTGGCTTATGTCATACAATTGCCACAATATTGTGGTATCAAACAATAACAACGGAGTAAACTATGAAAACAATAACTGAAATAAAACAACACTTCTCAGATAATGAGATAAAATTATGTGTTGATATTATTAAAGGTAAGTTAGAATTTTCTGTACTAGAAGAACAGATAAAAGATTTCTATGCAGAAGAGAATATAGATAGAGATAAGTTGCTTGACCAATTGGAAAGCGACTTTGATTTTTGGGGGATAGTATGATACATAAAACAATGAAACAATTGATGGCAGAAAAACATTGGTCAGTACAAGGACTAAAAGATAACTTGAAGATAACAAACAAGGAGGTTGAAGAGTGGGCAAAGTTAAACAAGCAGTACAAGAAGTCCAAGAAGAGATACAAGAGATAGTTTATTTTTGGAAGGGTGATATATCACTTGATGATATTAAAACTATATTGAAGAATAAATATTTCTTTAAACAAAAAGATAACCCATACTATATTAGTGAGGGTGTGATAGAAGAGTACTATAAAAAAGCTAAGGAGGAATATAATGAAGCGTAGAAAAATAAGAGGTGAATGGGAAGCAGAGTATATGTATAAAACACCAACACAATCTATTAAAATAATAGCTGGTGATTGTGATGAAGCAGAGGCGAAGTTAAGATATATGAAGAAACATTTTATTGCAGATGATAAAGGTTATTTATATGTACTAACAAATGAGAAACCAAAATTATTATAGGAGGAGAATATGAAACGATATAAACTAACAGACACTTCAGAACAAACAGTTGTTTATGAGTGTGAAATAGAGGCTAACTCTGTAGAAGAGGCAGAAAAAAAAGCTGAAGAAGGATATGATTGTGATTGGGAAAAAGTAAGTGATTGGTGTAATTCAAATTATATTTCAGTTGATGAACTGGAGGATAAATAATATGGAAACAGCAAACTATAAAGATACACCACAAAAGATATTTGATATAGCTGAAGATTGTTATAACGAATATAAAAGTGGTGAGTTGGGTGATGGAGTATATATGGCAAGTGGCTCTATGGTATCAAACGAATTTGTAAATAGATGCAAGACAGCAGGGTTTGATATAGAGAAGTTTAACATACCTGAAATAGCAGGGGATGTTGAGAATGATGTTGATGAAAACAATTCACACTTGATGAGTAAGTATGCAGGTGAACCACCTGAACCTGATGAAGATGATATATCAGAGGAAGACCAAGAACGAGCAAATCATTTAGCGAGAGGAGATAGATAATGAGTAGTTTTTATTATGATACAAGTAAGTTAAGAAAAGAATGGACAGAAGATGCACTAACTAACTATGGTGAATATATTGCTGAGGCTTTAAGAAGTGAGCAGTTGTATAAAGATGGTTGGTGTGAAAGTAAAATTGAATACTTTGATAATGATGAGTGTCAGATAAAAGTAAGATGGGGGCTTGATGAAGAGGGCTACAAGCAAGAATGGAATGACACTATCACTTATACTAGGGAAGATTTTTTCAAAGAGTATGATAAGAACTTTCCTGAAAAACCAGTAGGGATTACATTGACTTATATGGATGATGAACCTGAAGAGGAGTACTCAGTATTCGGAACTAAAATATAGGAGGACATATGAATGATGATGACGGATGGTATTGGGCAGAGGGAGTAGAAGTTATGGGCAACTTTGGTGATACTGATACATTTACTTTTTGTATGTGTAGAAATAATGACGAGGCAAAACGAGTTGCTAAAGGATTAAACTTATTAGATAAACTGGAGAACGAATGAAAAAATATATAGAGAAGTTTCATCAATGGCATTTATATTATAGACAAGAAATAGTATGCTTTAGTTTTGGTTTTATAATGGGGGTAATATTGATATGAAAATATTTATTATATCAAGCATAACAATTATGTTATTAATTGTAGGATTTGTATTAGGATATTATCTAGCAATTGATATATTTAGTTTAAAATGTTTTCAAACATAGGAGGATAAATGAATAGATATAGAATAACATTATCACAAGTGAGTGTTGTTGAGGGCTATGACAAGACAGAGGCAATAGATAAAGTGTTATCAACTTCTTCTATTAAAAATCTAGAAGTAAAAGTAAAACAATTAGATGATACAATCACTAATAAAATAGAGAGAGTATTGTTAAAACTAATGGGGTGGAAATGAAAAGATATAGAGTATTAAAAGAATTTTTTGTATATGCAAAAGATGAATATGAGGCAGAAACAAAATCAGAAGAGAATATAAAAGGTAAAAGTAAATTACCTTGGATATTAATTGATGTACAAGAAATGAAGGAGGGGAATGAAAACGTATAGAGTGTGGAGACAAGAAGTAGTTATGTATCACAATGAAGTTAAGGCTAAGAATAAAACTGAGGCATATGAGAAGGCTTTAGATTTAGACTTTGATGCTTGGTTGATGGGTGAGTGTGATAGATACGATAGTTGGAAAGACAGCTATGTTAGAAAAGATTTAACGGAGGTAGTAAAGAATGAAAGTAAGTAAAGTAATAGATTTAATTTCTTTGATAGGTGATAGTACAATACCAATAGATATACATAAACACTTAAACGAAGAACATTTTTCTAAAAGTAAGGGCGTGTTTATAAAGATAGGGGATATGGATTTATACCATTATATTAGAAGTCATCTCAAAGATAGTAAAAGAGTATGGGATGATATGTCTGATAAGTCTGATAAACTTGCAGAAATAAAAAAGATATTGGAGGATTAGTGGCTAGAAGAATTAAATTAAAAACACCTATTCTTGGAAGAAGAAACTTCTTAGATAAAAATGAGGTAGAGTTTTATAGGAGGTATAAAAAAATGAAACTAGATAGAAGATTGATATATGATACTCATACAGCAGTTGGAATAGTAGAGGGTTATATACCTGCAAAGGATGCTCACGAAGAGATAGAAGCGTGGCA